CAGACACGAAAGGAAGGGGTTTAATGCTAATGGGTGAGTGTGGATTAGGGAAGTCTACAATACTAAACTATGTTATACCTGCAATCTTTAGGACGAAAACAAATAAGAGTATGAAAAGTATACCAGCTAAAGAACTTGGTGCTATAGAGAGAAGTGATGCTTCTTTTATTATAATTGATGACTTAGGAACTGAGAGTATTAAGAATGATTATGGAACTAAGATAGATGCAGTTTCAGATGCAATCTCTTATGCAGAGGATAGTTCAAAGACTTTACTAATAACAACTAATTTAGCATCAAAAGCATTAAAAGAAAGGTATGATGATAGGACTTTAGATAGGCTAAGGAAGTGTAAGGTGGTGGTTATCAAGGGTAAAAGTTTTAGGAACTAATTAGTATAAAATTGAATTATTTTTATATATTTGTACAATGAAAAACACAGAGCAAGAAAAGATAGAGAAGTTCAAAGTGCCAGAAGTTATTAATTCTGACTTAACATACTATATGCAGTTTGGATGGAAAAGACTTAGAGATTCATCATCTAAAGCTAAATCAGCAAGTAAATTCTTAGGGAATACTTATGAGGATAGATTTCCTATACAGATAGATTAATGACAAATACTCAGTTAAAAAACTAATTAAAAAAATATAAGGGTAAGACCTAAAGAGCTTTTAATTTTTCAGTCTGAGTAGTAAAGGGGAGGCTTCAGATTCCTCCCCAATACAATTTAAAAAATAAAATATGAAAGAATCAGAACGAACGTACTCAACTATAAAGAATGTCTTGCGTGGACATATAAAGAATAATGTCAAATCATTATGGACGTGGGCAAATGACGAATTTCGCTGCATCTATAACGACTACTCAGGAGATGAACGGATTTACACTTCCAGTCAATTACTAAAACTTTTAACAAAATGATGTATTTAAGCCTAATAGCAGGAGTAGTACTCTTTATAGCATTTATGCTTATAATAATGAATATTATAGAAAGTAAGATAAGAAGTAAAGCAAATGAAAGAATCCTATGGAAGATAGATAATATGCCAAAGAGAGATAAGGTCGTTACAAGAACAGGAGGACTTGCTCACGATAGAATCTATGATACTATATTGGATGAAGATATTATAATGGATGATATGGAGGTAGACAATAAGAAGAAATGAATATGGTATTTATAATAAAGATATGAGCGAAAAACACAGTAAATATTATTACGAGAAGGGGAGGAATACAAGTACCACTTGGAAAGATGAGGTGGTAGAAGATAAGAGTAAGAAATGGAGTGGAGGAGAAATTAACCCTAAGATGTTGTTAAGTAAGGATGAGTTAGATTACAGTAAAGATAAGATTCCTAACTACTACATTGGTAAGGTGTATGGGTATGAGGCTAGGAAAGTAATAGAGGACTTTGATTTATCCTATAATATCGGTACTGCCACCACATATTTGCTCCGAGCAAAAAGGAAGCACACTACAAGTGTTGAGTGCATACAGAAAGCAATCAATCATCTTGAGTTTGAATTAGATAAGATTAAGAATGAAGAAACCGATATTTAGGGTATTCGTATCGTATGAGATAAAGAATAAAGCTGCCGTAACAAGGAAGGTTATTATGGGTATCTTAGATACATTTGCACTAACCTCTAACATAGATGAGATAAAGAAAGATACAGAACTGATAGATAGGATATGTTACTTAAATAAAAAGAACCTCAGTAAAGTAGACATCACTATAACGAATGTTGATGTTGAATACCAGTATGGTGAAACTACTGATAGGTTTGATGATGAATACTAAATAGATATTATGCCGAAGATTAGAAAGATAAAAGTAGGAGATAGAAAAGATAAGAGAGGTGGTGGTTACTCAAGAAGAAAGTTTACTGTTGCTGAAGCTGATGCAATTAGACTAGAGTTCAATACATCAGAGAGTAAGATAACTATATCTGCTATGGCTAGGAAATATGAAGTATCACAACCACTAATGTATCAACTACTCAAGGGAACAACCTATACTGATAAGGGGGTAGGGGGTATGAAGGGGATAGGGGGTATAGGGGATAGGGGATAAGGGTATGGCAATGAAACAAGAAGCAAGAGTACAGTCAGCATTTTGCACATACATTAAACTATCTTACCCTGACATAAGGTACTGTGCATCTCTAGGTGGTATAAGAACATCAATGACTCAAGCTATAATGGCTAAGAAGACTGGATATGTTAAAGGCTTTCCTGATATGCAGGTGCTGAAGGTCAATAGCGAGTATGCAGGACTGTTCTTAGAAATTAAAGCTGATAAGACAGGTTACCCATCCAAAGAGCAGAAACAATGGGTAGCAGACCTTAATGAAGCAGGTTACTTTGCTAAGGTTGTTAAAGGATTAGACGAGTGTATCGCTATTCTGGATTGGTATATGCAAATAAAATAATTACAAAAAACTTTTCTTAAAACTTTCTGAAACTGTTTCTCTTTTGAAACTGTTGAGTCTGTTGAAACTGCCCTGAAACTGCTGAAACTGCCAGACATCTCCTATGTGCGTGTATGCGTGTGTATGTGCGTTCTATATACTGCAAACTCTTGATTTGCAACTATTTAGAATAGTTCTAAATTTAAATATTTATTAATATTTTTAACATTTTGTTTGCTATTGTTTAAAACCTTTATATATTTGCATCATAATAATTAACTAAATAAAACTAATTAATAAATAAACAAGATGAAAAATTACAAAGTAAAAGTAACGTTAACAGAGATGAACTTACCGTTATTTATGAAAAAATTTAAAAATTATAACCCGACTTTAGATTTTAAAAAAGAGTATTTAATAACTCAAAAACAATTTGAAGATTTTAAAATTAAAAGCAATAAAGAATGGAGTTCTATGAATGCAATTATTCAACATATGGCCATTAAAAGGGCTTTCAATGATGGGTTACAATGTGATGGGCATTTAGTTAATTATAAAATAAGTTAATATAAAAAAATTTAAGATTACAATAATAAAATAATTACAAATAATTAAAATTATGCAAAAACTAAACTCTCAACTATTACAAAAAGTAAGTACAAAAACAAAGTATTCAACCAGCGAAAATATACTATTTTATATATTATCGTTTGCGACGCTTTACGGCTTAATATATGCACTTTGTACAATCATTACACTAATTGAATTTATAACACTTTAAAACCTTTAAAAATGAGCTATACACCTATATTAACAGACCCGACAGAATGGAACGGTACAAATAACAGATGCAAAGAGCCTTTTTGCGGTGTTGAATTAGATATGAATGATTATGAGGATATATGTAATAATTGCTTCAATCAAGTAGAGCCAGAAGAAAAAGAAGAAAAACAAAATAAATAATTAATTTAAAACTTTAAACAATGATAACAAAAACACAAAATTATAAACCAGTAAAAAACTTATTAAGCAAAGGAAGTACAAACAGCAAAACGGCAAAAAATAATATTGAAACTTATATACTTTATTTATCACCTGAGCGACAAAATAGTAAAGGTGTAAACCTTTGTCCAAAAGCTAGCAAAGGTTGTGCGGCTGCGTGCTTATATACTGCAGGAAGAGGAAAGTTCACAAACGTCAAAGCCTCCAGAATAAACAAAAGCGAATATTATATTTCAGATAAAAAAATATTCATTAATCAACTAAGTAAAGAACTTGTAAAAATTGCAGCCAAATCTATAAAGCAAAATAAAAAAATTGCTATCAGGCTAAACGGCACAAGCGACCAAGATTTTATAGCATTGATAAAAAAATACAATAATTTAGACTTATTAAATTCCGATCAGTTTAAAAACTTAGTGTTTTATGATTATACAGCTATTTTAGGCAAGATAAAAAAGTATTTAAATACTACTTACTCTCTAACATTATCCAGAAAAGAAGACAACGAAAGCGATATACTACAAGCGCTTAAATTAGGAGGTAATGTTGCAGCAGTGTTTAGGGATGATTTGCCGACAAAATACAAAGGGTATACTGTTGTTAATGGTGACACCTCCGACTTGATAATGTTATACAATAAAAATGTAATACTAGGCTTAAAAGCTAAAGGAGAAGCAAAGAAAGACAAAAGCGGTTTTGTAATAGATGTAAACTTAAATTAATAAATAAATAATAATAAAATGATATCAAAACAAAAAAGAAATTTAATAAA